TTTTTCATGATATGGAACCTACCTGTTCCATTAACTTTATCTTTCTTTTGTCTTGATAAAGATATTGCGAAATCAGCAATCATCATTTTATCATAAGAACCGGCGGCTTTATCACCTTCAATAATACTATCTTTAGCACCTGCTCTATTTACTTGTGATACACTCCAAATAGGTAATTTAAGTTCACGAGCTAAACCTTTAGTACTTGTATAAATATCATCTATTTCTTCCTTCCGTTCCTTATTTTTTCTTCTAGATGATAAAAGATCAACATAGTCAATAATAATTAAATCTGGTTTGAAATCTAAATCTATACATTTCTTAATATGAGATTCAATAGTACTCATTGATGCTTTACCCATTGGATATTCTTTAATAATTAATTCTCCGGGTAATTCTGATGTTACTTCTCCTACTTTATCTTTATGTTTAATAATTTTGTTCACAGGTATTTGTGTGAAATAAGAGTCATATCGTCTTCCAACATAACTTTCACCTAACTCTAATGTATAATGTATAACATTAAAACCCGCTGTCACAGCGTATGCGCCTAACGCTACTAAACTCCAACTTTTACCACCACCTGGATTACCGAATATAAGTCCAAAATCTCCTTCGCCTAATCCACCCTGTAGTAAAGCATTAATTTCATTCCAAGGTGTTGGAATAGGCACACGTTCTTCTTCACGATACCTTGACTCAGTATCTTTATTATACTCATGGCCAATATTTTTGTCCTGACCTGAGCGTAAAGCGCTATCAACTAGCAGCCTAATTGAATCATAGTCACCTGCTTTTAATAAATCAACTGAATTTAAAAGCGCTTTTTTTAGTTGTTGATTTTTACAAAAATTAGTAAATTCTTGCTTTACATAAGTCAAATCACTTTCATCAGATGACCTATATGCTTCTTTTAATTGTTCTTTAATAGATACTTGAAGTACTTCATTTTCAAGTTTTTTCATTTCTACTTTAAGAACATCCATAGTTGGATTGGTATGGTATTTAATGTAATATTTTATTACCTCATTTACTATCCATTTGTGTGCACTGTTACTAAAATATTCATCTGTTAAAACGTCATTCACATTCTGTAAGAATGGTTTATCAGTTAATAAAGCAGATATAACCTTTGTTTGGAATCCGATTCCATAATTTTCTAAACTACTTAATGTCATAACTTATTTTGCTTTGCTTTATTATATCTATCAATTATATTCCAATTGTCTCTAAGCCAATATTCTATATTCTTTAAAATATTACCTAATCCATCTTGATTATATAACTCAATAAATTTAGGTATATTTAATTTAAAAGCCAAGCTTTTAACAATATCTAATATAAACTCTTTTTCTTTGTCATCTAAAATAGGATTACCTAAATCCATAACTTTTTTACTATCCTTTAATTTATCAAAATCCATTATAACCTTACAATAGACATCATGGTTTTTATAGTTGTCCTCAGACATTTTAAAAACATCATCTAATGTATATAATTTTTCTTCAAATAACTGAGGGAACATTTTAGGTAATTTTTTAGGACCTAACCCTTTTATACCTGGTATTTTATCTGAGTTATCACCCATCAATACTTTATATGTTAAGAAGTTATGGGGTTCAATGCCATATTTTTCTTTTACTTTTTTAGGTGTGTAAAATTCCTTTTCAATAGCACTATAAACTGTGATTCGATCATCTACTAATTGTAGAAAATCTTTATCTGAAGATACTATAAATGCTTTTGTTTTTTCATTTTTAGTCATTTCAACACTTAAAAAAGCTATAATGTCATCTGCTTCAACTTTATCTATAGATAAAATTTTAATAGGTAAACATCTTAGATATTGTATTAGTCTTCCTATTTGATCTGCTTTAGATTCATTTTCATCATCTAAATGATCAAATATATTAGCATTAATACGATTTACATTTCTACCTGATTTGTATTCAGGAATAAGACTCTTCCTATTTAAGGAAGAGCCTATTCCATCGAATACTACATAAACAGCAGTAGGTTGAATCTGTTTAACTAATGAACCTAATGAACGTATAAAACCACCTAAACCTCCAACATGAGTACCTTGTTGATTGATATAGTTAAGTACAGCAAAGTTTCTTAAAAATAAATTTAAACCATCTATAATTAGAACTCTATTTTCATCCTTAAGGATTGTTCTCTCATCTTCATGAATACCATCCAGAAGTTTAAGTAAGTCTTTGTTATTCATTAATCGTTTACCTCGTCTTCAAAATCAACAATGTCATTAACATTTTTCTTTTCTTCCCAATCTGAGTTATCCTCAGTTATTTTAGCTTCACCTTTACCTAATATATCTAACCATTCATTTGAATGATCTTTTTTATACTTGGTGATCGCGTTAGGAGAGTCTTCAATAAAACCATGAACTGTACTTACAATTGTTCCTTTAGTTGTGATTCCATTAACGTGATTTTTATCACAAGAAATTTTAGTACGTAATGCAAATTCTACTTCTTTTTTATCTTTAACAGCTTTAATCTTTGATGTACCACTATTAGTCACATTACCAAAAGTAAGTACTAATGAAGCATCATAAAAGAATGTATCACCACCTTTATTAGTCATCCTAGGTCTAGCCATAGGACCTTCAGCTGGTGCTACTCCTGTTTTATTGATAATCAAGAATGTATTTGTATATGGTTGTTCTTCTTTCCTTGATAATACAATCTTTTGATTAATAAAATTACCAAATTGAGTTGCAATTGCTCCTGCATTCCACATTGGATTATTTTTACCTTGTTCTATACTCATTTGACATGGTATTGAACCTACTGAGTCCCATACAAATAATAAATCATATGGTAAGTTTCCTTTAGACTGTTCATCAATCAAATCAGCCATAAACACTGCTATTTCCTCAATTGAATTTAAAGTACTTCTATCTCGGTAAATAAAGAATCCGTCATAATTAATAACATTACCGTCTTCATCTTTTACTTCATCCATTTGAAAACCCATTTGTTTAAAATGTTCCCAGTCATGTTTCATTTCTGTGATCATTAAAATAGGTAAAACACCCATCTTTTGGGCACTAACTATAGCTTCGATAGAAGTAGTAGACTTTCCAGTATTACTTTTACCTCGAACCATAGTTATGTGACCCATAGGAATCCCGGGTAATGAAAGTGCTTTTTGCAACGCATCAGAAAATGGAATCCACTTCTGATCTTTGAATTTCACTTTGTTATTTAAAGATTTTTTCTCTTTAAATTTATCTAAATCAAAACTAGATTTTAATTGAGCACTAACCGCTTCGGTTAGCGAAGTTGATTTTTTAGCCATAACTTGTTAATTTTAGTCTTCGTCAAATAATTCGTCGAACTTATCTGCTTTAGACTTTTTAGTGGTCTTTAATTCGTAATTTTTAGCAGGTTTTTTAACTTCTACCTCTTCTTCATCTTCATCTTCATCTTCCCAAGGTAGATCACCTTTACTAACTGGTTTTGTTTCTTCTACTTCCTCTTCTTCTTCAGTTTCAGTTTCAGTTTCAGTATCAGTAGCGTCTTCTGGGTTTAACCAATTTTGAAGAATTTCCTTTAATTTATCGAATTCAGTTTTACGCTGTAATTCTAAAATATTAGGTTGTTCAGTTAGAAACTTTTCAATTTCCTTCTTATCAGTACTTAAAGGAGATGTTTTTGGCTTAATACGAATTGATGTTTTTAAACCTTGACGACCACCAATATCACCCATAACTGCTTCTAAAGTAAAATCACGACCTTCACTAATGTCAGTGTAATCACCATAATCTTCATCATCAGCAATTCCTAGTAGTTGCATGTAAATTTCTTTACCAAACTCCCACATACGAACACCTTTGTCTTCTTCACCCCTAACAATTACAGGAGCAAATACCCTCATTTTTGGTTCTAACTTTTTAGATAGTTTCCAATTTTCTTTGTCATTAGTTTGCTTAAGTTGTTTTGCAAATTCTACGATTGGATCTTTTTCACCCCAGTTAGTTAAAGCGTAGATAGGAAATTTTGAAAAACCGTAATGTACAAATACTTCTTTAAACGGATTGTTTTTGTCTAATTTAGATGGAACAATTCTGATTTGATACTTGCCTTCTTGTTTTGGCTTCCATAGGTACTTTGAATAATCTACCTTTTCTTTCTTTTGCCCTTGTGTTTGTAAGGCATTTAATTTGTTTTTAATACTTTTTAAGTCCATTTTATATAAATTTTAAGTTTACTATTTTATAATATACTGCTTTTATTTTTGAAGGCCAAACAGAGTCTTAAAGCTCTTTCTACCGCCTTATTAGTTACGCAGTGTGAATAAGTAATGAATTATGGTCTATAATAAATATTAAAGATCTACAATCTTATATATTTTTGTGTTTAACTGTTTTACCTCTCCATGTTGAGTAAGTAAAATACAATTTTTATAATGTTGCCAATTTATTTTAAAATTTGGATCAACTGCTCCACCATTTAGTTTTTTAATTAAATCATTAAGAGCATTTATAGTATATAACGTATTTGATTCTTTCTTACGATGAACTAAAATAGTATTTACTGGAATTGAGTTGACATTGCCTTGATCTACATTATATGTAATAACGTATTCATTTGTGCTTTTAACAAACAGCACAAACATTTTATTATACATTATATCATAGGAAGATGAAAGATCATCTATTAAGTTTTCAATTGCGTCAAGTTGCGTAAAAGTAGCGAATAATCTGTTATTCATAAAGTCACCGTCAGTTGTAAAGTCATACTGGTTATAAATATCAACTGAGGGGTCAAACGCGATTCTTTCCATAGTTATTACATTTTTGTCATTTTATCGTAGTTATCACCTTTTGTTAGTTTAATTTTTAATTTATATTTTTTAAACACATCTTTAATTTGTTCTAAAATATTATCATCTTCATAATAATCTAATAGAATTGAATCATAGGTATATAATACAATTTTTGTTTTTTTATTTTTTAATAATTTTATAATTTCCCACACGATACAAACATTAGTTGAAGTCTCCAAATTTTGAAGTGTGTAGTTGAATAATTTTTGAGGGTTAATATCTTTAATATCACTTGATAATTTATGTCCTGATATTGGGCATATTATATATTTGTTAGTAATATATTCTGTCCATAATAAGTTAACGTGTTCTTCGATTAATTGAAAAAAGTCTATATGTTTGTATTCATTATAAACTCCACCATATAATTGTCTAAACATTAATATTTTTGCTTCACTTACCTCTATACCTGCTTCTCTAGCAAAATATTCATAAGGCGTTTCATCTCCAAAATCATATCCTATAAGTTGAGCCGCTAATGTTGGATGATAAGCACTTATATCTATTTCAATAAATTTATCATTTTCAGGTATGAATGATTTTCTACATCCATTATCTTTTGCTAACGCGGCAAAATTGAGACTATTAAAACTATTGGAAGGCCTTCCGGTTGTAGTATATAAGTTATACTGTGTATAAATTGTATCGTCTTGAATGTTAAATTTTTCATTGTTTAGTTCAAAATATTTATCAAATGTTTTTTTATTTATTTTAATACCGTTTCTTTCAATTGCAAAAAACACACTAGTTAATTTATTATTAAATTTAACATTATCTATTAAACAATAATCTTTAATTTTATTATAAATTAATTCACATTTTTCATAATGTTTAACTAATGGTATGATAGTGTTTATATTTTCTTTATCACCATGCTTTTGATAGAAAAAATCATGAGCAGATGTAGTTGGTTCTTGATACTCAGGAGCATAAAATGAAATATCAATAGTATTTTTTAATGGGAAAAAGTATATAAATGACTTACGATCACGTACATATATTTCCTTAAATGACGCTAATAAATGTGATATAGGCGTTTTATTCAACCTTAATGCCTCAGTATGATTAAGACATAAAATATATCCTTTATCGTTGTTTAAGGGTTTTATATAAAGTGAAGATATATGGTTTAGAGCAGGGTGAATATTATCATTAAATAATATTGGTTCGATAAATACTTTATCGTATCCTATATTGAAAAATTCATCTAACTGTTCAGAAGTTTCTACTATATAAAACATAACCTTTATTTGTTGATATTAATATAATAAAATATTTTTAAAAAGCCAAATTAAATTAAAAAAGCATCTCGAGTAGCGAATTCGAGATGCTTGATAGCCGAAGCTATAACGGGTCCTAAGCCGTATTACTTATAATATTTTGTATAATCTTTTTTAATATATAAATCAAACATAGGTAATTTTTGTTGTTTCATAGTTAATTCAACTACATTTTTATTTACTTTATATACTTGTTCTTTATTACCAGTTAATCGCCAAGATATATTAAAAGGTATATAATACTCAAATGTTACAGATCGATCGTTTTTAACTAATTTATTATAATACTCTTTATCTATTTCTATATAATTATTTTCATTAGCTTTTTTACAAAAAAATCTTATAAATTCTCCTGTTTGATAATCTTTATCTGATGGTAAAGTAATTGAGTAGTAAGGCAATTGAGGTTTAGAGTTATTAAAATTAGATATCTTAACATAAGTTAAAAGATTATCATTTATAATAGCATCTTCAGGAAAAATTTCTTCAGTTAAAAAATTAACACTAATGTTATCTTTTGCTAAAGGTAGTATATTATTTTCTTTTATAGGATTTAAAGCTAAAGGATATAACTTTACTATAGGTGAATCATCTGGGGTTCTACCTGTGAAAAAATCTCCTTTAGAGGTTTTCCAATAATATCCAATATAAATAGTATTTTCATTTCCATCAGGAGCTATACTAAACTCTGATCCATTTGTATACAGATTTGTTATTATTTGGGATAAAGGATAGTACATTTTATATTATATTAAATATCCAGGTTTAACAGCGTATCTCCAAATTTTAAAAGTATAACCATTTCCTCTATTTCCATATACATATGAGGTACCAAAGTTTGTTTTTCTATCAGATGTCCATCCTCCCCATCCTTTTCCTAGCCAAGTTGTTCCTTTATAAATATCTCCTGTAAAGATTTGGGCATGTCTAAATGTAAATCTTTTTGGATCACCAGGTTGAGGGTTAGATGTTATATAAGATGAAAAATATATAGCTACATCTCCTAAATTCCAAGATTGAGAGTCTATTATATTTTTTATGTTGTTGCCTGGTGCTTCTCCTAAGTATATTTCATCCCACAGCCCATTATTTTTAAGATTTGTTCTTAATAATACACTTTCAGCATCTCCTCCTCCACTCCAAGAGTATGGGATAGGGTTAGAACTGTTAGTATCTATATAATTTTTTATTTTTTTACCTATATTCCATGTCCAACCAGCACATAAGTAGGTACCCCTACCTGGGGGAGAGAAATTAGCATATGTCCAATCAGTTTGGTCTTTAACTGCTTTTCTTAATTTAGGAGTTGATGTAGGTGTAGTTGGGGTAGGAGTTGGGGTAGGAGTTGGTGTGGGTGTTGGTTGGGGAGTTGAGGTTGGTGGTGGGGCTACTCTTACACGAGTTTTAACCGGAGTTCCTTTTTGTTTAGATATGGCATATGTTTCTATTTTTGTAACCCATCTATTATTACTAAGTTCATGAGATAAATTCTTTATTAAAAAAGTCATAGTCTCAGGATAATTAGTTGGAAGATAACTAGTATCTAACAAAAATTGTTGGTTAATTTTTATACCTGATATTCCGTCTAATGTTAAACTTAAATTAAAAGGAATAAATCCAGTGCCTTGAGATGTTCCCCCATCATTGGTTCCATTAATTGCGTCTCTTGCTTTTTCAAGCTCTACTTCTTTCTGAATTAAATTAGATAATGTTGTTTTAAAATTATCAATATCATCACTTTTAGCTATAACTATTCTTCTATTTTCATTAGTTCCTTGTGGTGGGTATCCTTCACTTAATTTTATTAAGAAGTTTTTATAATCTATGTACATATTACTGTATTCTTCTTCTCTTTTAATCAAGTCCGCAGAATCATAAGGTGAAGTTGGATCATTTGGACTATTTGATATAGTAAGTTTATATCTATCTTCAAAACCATAATTTAATTTAGATATAGCAGTATCATTTTCTCCAACAACAGAACCTCTTGCTGCTGCTCCCACAGTTATCATAGTTGAAAACTGGGGTGATAATTCTGTGGTTAGAGAGAGATCGTTCACAAATCCTGCTTGATCACCATTATATCCATAAACTTGTAATGTGGAATTATTGGATGGATCATTATAAGATTTATTATGATTAAATTTAAAACTAGTAGGAAAATTACTATTAATAGCAGTTATTACTTTATTAAGATAAGGTAAAGGATTTTTATCAATTATTTTGATATAATTTTGAGTTTCATCATAAAATACATCAAAATCATTAATACCACCTAGTCCTCCATTAATACCACCTAATAAACTTTTTAAAAAATCAATTAATACTATTTCACCTTTATCATTTTGTTTTTCATTTAATGTTTTTAAAATAAAAGTAGTATCTAAATATATGTTCATAATATTACCATAAGTAATTTCTTCATTAGCAGCTTTGGCATCATTTGTACGAACATAAGAAGTAACAGTTTGATTAACAATAGGATTTTTTCTTATATTATTAGGCATCCCAAATATATAATCACGTGTAACTGAGGAGCCAAGGACTGGAGGTAATTCTAATGTTATATCTCTATTTATTAAACATATTCTAGGGTCAGAATGGGTTTGAAGAGGATGTAGAATAAAAAGATTAGTATTTATATCCCAATCAAATTGTAACAATTTACTTGGTTTATTACTTTTAGTGTATTTAGTTGGTACAACATATAATTCTAAAAATCTTAAAAAAGCTCCTAGTCTAATATAATATCTTTTATCATCTATTTGACCATTTGTAAATAAACCAGATCCTCCTAAATCATCAAAAACACATTTTATAATGTCATGTTGGTCTTTATCTTCCCATTTATTTATATCAAAAGGAATACATCCTTTAATAGGATCATTTATTAAATTATTACGGGATGTGAGTTGGGTTTGATTACTAGGGTTAATCCATGTAGCTTCTATTATATTATATGAAGATAATCCTATGAATGATTGTATATTAAGTTGATCACCTCCAAATTTAGGAACATCATCTACAAATTGTTTACACATATATAGAAAATTTCCTATATTGCTATTAAAAGCAAAAGCAGTTATAATATCTCCTGAAATATCTTCATCAATTGCATCTTTTCTAGATGTAGCATCAGAAGCTTGGCGTTTTGGATCAGGAGTAGTTCCTGGGGAGGAGGTTAGAATATTTGTTTTTAAAGATTCTATAACATCTCCTTCGCTAACTAAAAATACAGTGACATCATAACTACCATCGGGATTAAATGCCCATTTAAAATTAGATACTTTAGCTAACATACCATCATAATTCCCATGAGTCGCTAATCTTTTATTATATATAGAAAGTAACCAATCTTCCCAATTATTTACTCCTCCATTAGTTAAAAATGAATTAGATAAACTTTTATAAGGAGAACCGTTTCCCCATGTAATTAAATTTCCAGAATTATCAACTACTAAAGTATGTCCCCATTCTAAAAGAACACTCATTCCTACACGTAAATATAAAGAATCAATTATTTCAAATTGATATTTATTCCATACTTTTATATTAACTGTAGCTCGCTTTAATGAACCTCTGTTTTCATGTTTTATATTAGCTGATGTTATACCCATCATAGGATTTATACCAAATTCTGTTCCTCCTATACCATAAGCTGCGTTTGATATTCCATTTTTGTTTCCATAAATACTAGTAGAATCTGTGATTCCTGATCTTTGATTATCTATTCCATTTGGGTATTCAGAAGTTCCGTTAAATAAAACAAACTTTTTAGCTAAGTCAGGACCATTAAGTCCTAAACTTTTTATAGTTGGATTATTTATAGAAATCGAAGAAGAAATATCAACCCCAGATGTTAATGAGCACCAAGAAGTTTTAGAATTTAAATAAGTTATATCATCTAAAGATCTAGCAAAAGATCCTGAAAACCCTCTACCATAGATTTTTTGTCTTTGTAAAATCTGACTGTCAATTTCACTAGGAAAACCTTCACCAAAAATATTCATTTTTATGTTTTATTAAAATTTTCATAACTATTAATTGCACTAACAGGAAATGATGTTCCAAAATTTCCGGGTGCTGGGATTCGTATTTGTGATCCTTCAGGTATAAGTAAAGAATCTTGAGGTAGGTCTGTTGGTAAATCAGTTCCAGCTATAGCAGTGTTAGCTATAGATATTATCCACCAATAAGATTGGTCTCCATAATATTGATTAGCTAATGTATCAAATCTATCCCCTTGAGTTGTATAAACATATATATCTTGATCTGACAATGGGATCTCAGGATAACGAGAGGTTTGATAACATTTTTTGTTATCAACATTTATAATTGGTATACCTAAATAACGATTCATGATTATATTTTAGTATTATGCATAACGAGGAGTATTTAAAGGAGTGGGTGGTGGAGTAGGGTTAGAATTTGCATCTCCATAATTTGAAACCTTTGTACCATCTACTAAAGCTATATATCTTTGATCTCCGTATATGTTTTTATTATTTCCTGATTCTAAAATGTTAGGTTGGGTTGGGTCAAAGTTAAGTGTATTTACTTGTTTTCTTGGGATAAATGGATGAATTGGAATAAATTCAAATCCTCTAACTTTAATTAAATGAGGTAATTGTTTAACACTAGGGTCAGGATTTCCTTCATCATTTATAGCTATCTCCCAAGAAGAATTTTCGTCATTCATTTCATAACTTAACCCAGTTATTATTCCTGGTTGTTCATAAAAATATCCTCCGATAGTTAATGTGACTATATTTCCTCTCATATATCCAAAAGCACTATAATCTGGGGTGCAAAGAGAAGCTAAATAATTTAATTTTTTATACATAGGTATTAACTCAACTTTTGATTGAGCTGCTACTGTCCAAGATAATGAAACTTTTCTATCAAAACCCTGATAATTATAAAAATTTTCTCCTCTTCCTAAATATTTTATAGAATTCCAATCAGATGTGTAACTATCTGATATTTGATCTAAAAAAGCTCTAAAATGAATATATGTTTTATCTCCACCAGGTTTATCTATATCTATAACTCCTATTCTAAAATTAATTAAATCATTTCCTATTTCTGCTGGTTTGTCTTTTTTATATATTGGTAAAGCATTTATTTTATCAAAAGAATTTTTAGAAGCAGCTCCTGAATATGTTCCATTAGTATAACTAGTTACATCTTTATCTGTAGCATTTCCTGGGTCACCTAGATTTGTTCTTTGTTCTATAGTAGCCCCATAACCTGGGTTGTATAAAGGAGCTTTAGATATAAGTGTATTGGTTGCCTTGTTGTCGATAATCTTTCTTAATAAAGGTTTTCTAAAATCTATTTGTTTACTAGAAGGAATATATGATTTAACATTTCTAGGATTATTTAACTCTCCTTCTGCTCCAGCTGCAAATACGTTAACAGTAGGAAGTTCTGCAGGAAGTGCGTTTGATACAGCTCCTAAACTTGCATTTGGACCAGAGCGGGTTGATTGTTGAATAACACTAAATACAGTCGCGGCATCATCAGTATTACCTAATTCTGTATTTAAATCCCAATAATCAAATGTTAAATAATTAATATTTGGTCTTTGAAGTTGTTTATCTGCGTTTAATTTAAAAACTAAATTATTAGCTGCTCTTATTTGAGTTTTACCTATACCTAAAGGAGAATCTGGCCCTCCTGAGTAGGAAAGAATATTAAGAGGATCAGGAGAAATATTATTTTGTAAGAATACTTCTGGGATTGCATTATTTGAGTTGGCGTATAAGAATTTTGCTCCATATAATTCTACTAATCTGTTTTCTTTTTGGGGTTGTGTTGAATTAATCTTAACTCCATATAAACTTTGATTAGTAGAATATGCTCCTGTTTCTTCAAATGGGTTTAAACCTTGTTTATTAACATGAATTCCAAACGGAATACCAGCTGCCTCAATTAAAGAGCTAAGAGGAGTATAAACATCTCCATTTAATAATTTTGGACTAACTTGAGTCTTAACTGCTAATCTTGATAAAAGATTTTGTTTAACTGTAAATAAAAGTCCCTCAGTACTAGCAAAAAATTTAGCTAAACGAATTTCATCATTTACTATAATATTAGGTAATAAAGTACCTCCTCGAACTAAAAAATCAGGACCACCAGTACCAGCTGTAGGTATTCTAAATGAATCACCTTGTTGGTTTCCAGCTATTAAACCTGCTCCTAATCCAGCCGCTGCTCCTATTATAGCTCCTGTACCTGATGCTCCTAAAATAGATCCACCAATAGCACCTACAGCTGCTCCAGCTCCCGCTCCTAAAAGAGGGAGAGTTGCTCCAGAAAATCCAGTTTGGAGAGCTTCGTTAGTAGCTGGGATTCTAGTAGCGACGTAAGGTTGCCCACTATTTCCTCCACCGCGTTCATCATTACCAAATTTTAAATCTTTTAAATCTGTTTTAAGATCTAGTAAAGCCATATTTTAAATTTTAGTAACGGCCTTCAAGAGGTCCATTATCTGAGTATGATGATGGTTTTTGACCATCTAAATCTAATTGTGATGGCATAGGAAGAACATTATTTGTTCCATCATTATAGGCTTGAAAAGCACCATTTACATCAGTAAAATCTGATCCATTTAATGAGTATCCTGCTTGATTACCATCAGCATGAAGTTTAGATTGTTGGGTTGCTCCTGGATTTGTGTTTGGAGTTTGACCATTTCCGTATGATAATACGGAACCATCAGTTGCTAATTTATCGCGAAGTCCTGGCATGTTTATTAGGGTTTAATTTATTATAAATATGATTATTTATTGAAGTTTGTAAGTATTAACATTTGCTTTTGTTCCACGTTTATCCGTTGATAATTCATCAGTTCCGCTTATTGTTGATTTTGAAGATTTTTCTAAATCATATGTTCTTTTTAATATACTTTTTATTTCTTGTAATTCTCTCACCGCGAGATTTTCTCCAACTTCATTACCTCTTCCTTGTTGATTATTTGATCTATCTCTAATAGGTCCTGCTATTAAAGTATCATTTTTACTTAATTCAAATAATCCTCCTTCTTTAGTTGAAACTTGTGTTTTTCCATCAGGAGGACTATACATATCTCCAACAGGCATAGCGGTTTTACCTTTAGCCAACATACTAATAAATCCAGCTGTTGCTGTACCAGCTAAAGCTAATCCTACACCAAGAGGTATTTTAGAAAGAGCAAGCCATATTCCACTTATAGCAGCTATAATAGATCGGGAAGCTATTAAAGCCATTGTTCCTGCTAAAGTTAAAGCTAAAGGATTACCTTCTTTTAAACCCCCAACAAAAGCACCAACAGCTTGTGATATTAAATTAAACCCTTCAACTAATGGAGATAAAAGTAAATTAATAGCTGGGAGAACTGTTGATACTAAATCCGCTAGAGGTGAGACTATTTTTAAAATAGGTTCAGCTATAGAAACAAATATTTCTTTTAATTTTTCAACAGATTGATTAAATCGTTGTTGAAGATCTTGTTGTTTCATTAGATTATCAACCCCAGTTTGAGCTATTTCTTCTTCAGACATTCCTCTAGCTCTAGCAGCATTTAAAGCAGCTTGAGCATTTTTAGCTTGGTCACCTGATATTCCTTTTAACGCTTCAGCATCAGTTAAGGTTTTAGCTAACTCTTCACGAGACATACCTACAGCTTTAGCTGTTGCTTCTTGCTGTAGTCTATTCATTTTACTGAATTGTTCTACACTGCCATAGTTTTTAGCTATTTCTTTGGATAATCCCTCCATATCATTATTTAAAGCATATAAGCGAGCTTGCTCTAAATTGATATCTTTACCTGTTAAAAGTTGTGCTTCTAATTCAGCACTAATTGATGATTCAAAATCCATCAAACCGCCTGCTATATTATTTAATTGGTCTAGATTCATTCCAAAAACTTTAGCCTGTGCTGCAGCTCTACCTAATGCTGTTGCTCCTCCTGCTATTGATAATTTAACAGCGTCAGAGGTTTTAGCTATATCTCGCATTATGTCTTTTTCATTTAGTAAAACACCATTATTTAATGCTGTTGTTTTGGCAGCAAACATTAAATTTTTAGTGTTTTCTTCTAAATTACCTCCGGTTGCTAAAGTATATTTTTGCATTTCTACCAACTCATCATTGGTGAAACCAGCTTGCTCTCGCATTTTAGTCATAAAGACTAAATCTTTTTCATTTAAAATAGCATTAGAACCTAAAGCTTTACCTATTGCTACAGTTGATTCTTGTAATTTTTTAGAAGTTAAAGCTGCGTCACCAGATAAATTACCTATTTCTATAAGTTCTTGTCTTACACCAGCAGCAGCATCATATGTTATATTAAAATCTTTAGCTAAATCACCAGTAGATGTATCAGCTACTAAAAATGCATCTTTAAGTTGTTCAACAAGCATAATTAGTAAAGCCATAGGACCTAAAGCTTCTTTAAGCTGTGATCCAAACGCTTGGGTAAAAGTACCCATAGTATTAAATTCAACCCCAGCTGCTAAAGCTCCTTGACCTAATTGTACTGTTGTTTGATATGCTTCTGTTAAAGAATTACCTACTATCCCTACATTAGAAAACATTTTAGCTAAAGCAGGGACAGTTCCTATAAATCCTTTATTTATTTTTTTATTATTATCATCAATATCTTCAAGTTCTTTAATTACAGTTTCTAATCCACTTATTTGTTCATCAATAAGAGTTAATTGATCTCCTTGTAATTTTCCTGAGTCTCTAAGAGACTTTAATTGATCTAAATTTAATTGGGATTCTCGTTGAAGGCTTTGTATTTTAGAGGCGCTAGCAAAAGTGTCGCCTTTTCTTATTTCTAAAGTTTGTCTAGCTACAGTATTAGCTCTAGATATAAGAGTTTCTTGGAATTGTAAAGCTTTATTACCTATTTGTATTTCTTTAACAATATTTCTAAAAGCACTAGCAGTATAATCTAAACTTCCTCTTATTTTATCAACTAAATCCTCTACACTTTCAAGTAAATCTTGCATTTGATCAAGACTAGCTCCTGAATTCCTTAAGGTATCATATATATCTTGCCAATTTCTTTTAGTCTGTCCAGTAAGTTTATTTATTTCTTCCTGGATTTTTCTATTTATTTCATTTGGATCTGGGGCCATTTACTAAAGTATATATGTTATAAATATTGAAAAATATAATTTTTATTTATATTTTACTTTAGATGATTGAGGTCCAGATGTAGATTTAGGTGAAGCTTCTCTAAATGCTTCTTTATTTATTTTACCTGATGGATCAACTAGTGTTGATTTATTGTCACCTTTACTTTTAGCATTTTCATATTCTTCTGCTTCTCTTTTATAGTAATCGTTTATTTTATTATAAGTAAACTGGCGTAACCACCTAGGCATGTTGTAAATGGTTTCCCAATCATACCCACCCTTTCCATGGAATACTATTTCATGGATTAGGGTGAATAGATTGACTCTATATAGAGGCGCGGTCTCAGAAGTCAGGCCAAAAAAACTTAACTCCGACAGGAATGTCGATTCGGTTTTCACTCCCATCGGGAAAAAAAGTTAGATCTACATCGGGTTGAGTATCTCTAATATGTTTTCTTAATTCTCTTGAATCTCGAGCTAATAGATAATTATCTACAAACTCTCGTATTGTTTTAGGATCTCGATCTCCCCCAACTGATGTGATCATATATTTTAATCGTGTTGAAAGATCTGGGGAAGCGTTTTTATTTATTTTTTTAAGACCATCAATTTCGGCTTGTATCTTTTGTTCATCACCATGAGTTAAGATTTTATAAGTGATGTTTGTATTTGTTGATGGTAAAGTATAATTAAATTCATTAACTCCTTTATTTTGAATTTCAAAAGGTTTATTATCTATTTTAGATAAATCGACTGTGTAGTCTGAGCCATTATATTCAAAACTATAATCTTTACCATAACCTAATACACGAGCTGCCACCATAATAGCATTTTTATCTCCTATAATTAAATCATTATAATCAATTTTAGACACAATTAAAGCTTGTAATAATTTATCTAATACAATACCTTTTTGAATATATGATTGATTTGTAAGAATATCTTCTTCTTTAGCGGTCATATATTTCATTTCAACTTTGCCGCTTGATAAAGGATTTGATTCTGAGTATACTAGACCTTTTGAAGGTAATTCAATAACTTCTGTTGGAAAATTTTTAATTGCGTCCATAGCTTTTATTTAAATGTAACTTATTATATTCGGATATAAATATGTCCGAAATAAAAAAGCTCACCAAAATCGGTGAGCTTCTTCACTTTTATTTTTACTAACTAGAAATTCAATATACAATAATCCATTCCTAATGTAACAGTTATTTCTTGAGCTGCAGCATCTTCATCATAGCTATAATCACCAAAATTAGCTGTTTTAATAAATGCTCCTTTAATAATCCATTCAGATACAATATCACCTACAGGACCTAATATATTAATTGTTACATCTTTTTTATAGAAATCAGAGTAACCATCACGTCCTGTAACTGATTCATGATGTAAACGTACCCATTCCATTACCGCTTGAGCACCAGAAGGAGTAATAGGGTCAAATAAAGTCATTTCTAAATCAGCCCATTGAGCTCTGCCTTTAATTTTACGGTAAACGTTAATATGGTTTAATTTAATTTCGCCCATTTCCACGCTCACAGCTCCTATTTTCTTAATAACATATGAAGGAATACCATCAACATACATTATAAAGCGATTTTTTACTTTTGGTTCAAACGCTGTAAAAAATATTTCATTTGGATCTAATACTGCCATTGTAGTTTATATTTTTGTTTGTTATAAATATCTGTGTTTTAAAGAATTACGCTGGGAAAGAAGCACCAGTTGGAGTAATGTTGAAGTCTAAGTAAATGAATTCAGCAGTCTTAGTAGGTTGAAGATAAATTTGACCTATTAATTCATTTCTATCAATTACATCAGGTGTATTGTTAGTCTCATTCATAATTACTTTAAACGCGTATAAACCTTGACGCTGTTGAACACTAGTTAAATATGGATTAACTTGAGCTAAGAATTGATTTCTTGTAGCAGCTGTGTTTTGTTCAAACACTAAGTTATTAGCGATTTGAGAAATATATGATTTAAGAGCAATCAACAAGCGACGAACATTTACACGATCAAGAGCTGAAGCTCTAGTTTGTAATGTTTTCTGACCATATACTACAACTCCAGTTCCAGGGAATGTTGCTATTGGATTTACTTTTCCAGTGTATAATGAATCGCGGTTGGCTTGAGATAATTTCTTTTCAGCTCTTACTACTGTAGATAAACCACCTCTGTTAATACCAGCTGGTGCGAACCAAGGTTCTGCTACTGAGTCGTTATAAGCATATACTCCAGCTATTACTGTTGAAGCAGGAACCCAAACTAATTCACCTGTTGAAGGTTCAATAATTTGTACCCAAGGCCAATATGAAGCAGCATATGATGTATTACGATTAGCAGCCGCTGGGACAACTTGTGTGATTTGTTGGCCATACTTTACAAGATCAAGAACATAAATATTATCACCACGATCTTGAGTATTGTTTATGATGCTAGATACTTGTTGAGTATAATCACCATCATATAAACCAGGAGTTAATAATATGTTAAATCTATAATCATCTTGATTAGCTAACAAATTGATCATGTTACTATAATCAGATCCTTGTACTCCTTGAGTATTAGTACTATTAATAGCATTATAAAAATTAGCACCACCAGCTACTGTGCCTAAAGCTGCTCCAAATGTTCCGCTAGCGTTAATAGGAATTGATGATGTATAAGAGGCATTTGATAATGTACCGTTAGAGTTAAGATAATTAGGTGTAGTATAATTAACTTGTTTAACTCTTACATAATTGGATCTATTAGGGAAAGTACCAGTAAATGTTACTTGATTATTAACTGAGTCATAAGCTTCAACCATATCACCTAATACTCTAGAAACATAATTAGAAGTATTAGGATCTAAACTTAAATTAGTCCATGTTTCTAATACTACAGGTTGAAGAATATTATCATCACCTCTTCTAATTAATAAATCAAA